TACCAGACGGTAGGAATGAAACGGTCTTGAGTTGACCGTCGTACATATGGAGAACAGTACCAACATGCTCTGCTTCAGTCTCTGGGTCGAATGAGATGGTGACGGACACAGAGTTATCTGACCAGTGACGCTGTGCAGTCGCTGCAAGTGACATCTTCTCGAAGATAGTTACATCCTTTTCAGCACGTTCTGCTTCAGACTTGATTGGGAAGAAGACAACAGAAGTTGTTTCTGGAGATTCACTGGCAGGTTCAATGCGGTAGTTTGCCATCTTGAATAGCGGAAGCATTGGGTCGCCATTTGAGAAACGGATTGCACGAAGGAAGTATTTACCGCCGGGAGTCCAGTGAACACCAGGAGATTCTCCAGCAAGGATGCTGACAGTACCTGAAGGCTTAACGGTTGTCGTTTTAATTGACTCGCGAATACCTAACCACTCTGAGTAGAGAATGTCGTAACGCTTGATGTTCTCGTATCCTGCATCCATCCAGTCGCGCAGAGTTGGTAGACCCTTACGGTCAGCAAAGTTAGCAACACCTGACATGGAAGTTCCGATGCGACGATTACGTTGCATGATTGCGTTAGTTTCTTCCCAGTGAGTTGGAAGAAGCGTGACGGTCTTAGCGTAAAGGTACGCAAACTTTAAAGTGCGGTTGTAGTCTTCGATTGAATCGTGACGGTTAAGGTAAGTCTCAACTAGTGTGCACATTTCAAATGACTCTAGGCTCTGCTCTGCACAAGGATTATATCCAGCAATGCGGTGGTCCTTGTTGTTAATTGGGTCAGCAAGACGACCGTACTTCTTAGATACGTCCATCCAAAGAACACCGGGTTCACCGTTGCGAGCAATACCTTCAACGATTGGTGAAAGGTCTTGACCAACTGAGACAGATACAGAGTTGTTAGACATCCAACCCCAGCCCGGAGACTGTGGGTCATATGAGTTGCGCTCAGGGAAGACTTCAGCGTTCTTTAGGTTGAGGAATTCTTGGTCGTCGATAGAACCGATTAGGAGTTCTGCAGAGCGACGTACATTTCCAGATACAACGCACACACCAATGAGATTGCCAATGTCAGCAATATCCCTCTTCGTAACCAATTCACCAGAACGCCCCTTAAATAATCCATTGATGTAATCGTGTAGTCGCTCCAGTGGAGCGTGACCTGCAGCCGTTCCACCAAAGGTAGCAATAGGTGCGCCCTCTGGACGGATTTCTGAGTAGTCAAACTTATAGGTTGGTTGGTCAGCCTTGAGGTAAGAGTTGATAAGAGCAACGGTTGAGTCAACCCAGCCCTCGCGAGTATCTGGGATAGAGAAAACTTCTACATCAGACTTAGGCTTGTAGATAGTGAAATCTTTCTCAGCACCCTTATCATCAAAGCCAACACCAACACCAAGCATTGACGCTTCCATCAAGAAAGCGAAAGGCTTTGCAGGATTGTTCTTGGTCATTTCAAAGGTTGATACAAACGCGCAGTTCTGAAGAGCAGCGGAGTTCTTCTGTACGTTTACAATGTTGGTTCCCATGACCCAGAGACCGCGCCCTGGGGGAGTCCACTTCAAATTGAATAGACGGTCGAACGCTTCCTTAGCAGATGCGCTCGCCTTAGCATCAGACCACGGAAGACGGTTCGTCTTGCAGTGTTCCTTCTGAAGTGAGTACATGCCATTGATAACGCGCTCACAAACATCTACCCAAGTTTCCTTAGTGCCGTCTTCTTTTTTGCGGGAGTAAGTACGCAAGAAAGTAATCTCGCCTACTGAGTTACCACCTGCATCTCGATAACCGAATGGTGCTTTCTTATCTTTGTAAGAAGCAACAAATTCCTCGTTGAGACGGAAAGCAAATTGGACAGCAGTAGACATAGATAACCTCGTGTTTAGGGGGATGATTTAGTGCAGAGTTAAAATACTAGCAGGTCTTACAGTAGAGTATCTAGTCTTTAGAAGAAATACTCTTGTCTTTTTTATATTTATCTTCAGCAATTTCAGCGCGAACTACTTCAGTACTTGTGAGAATACCGAGAATAAACTGTTCTGATTTTCCACGCATATATGCTTCACTACGAATACTGTTCAGTGTATTAAGAATTCTGAACAATCTTTCGCTCTCTACGATTGGATTATCATTCATTATTAAAAGTCACCAGGCTGTACCTGAAGACACTTGAGACCAATCTCTCGCCACATATCTACAACTTGTTGACGGTCGTCAAATACACAAAGGATGTCGAACTGGTCCTTGATATGCGTTTCGTAAATCTCTTGCTTGACAATAGCGTCCTTGCGGAAGTCACCTGCTTGTCGCATATAAAGACCGAAGTAGTAGGGGCAGTAAACGGAAAGCCACTCTCTTGTCACTTGAATACAGTCGTCGCTTCGTCCTGTAACAAAAAGAATCTTGTAGCCCTGCTCGTAGAGAGAACGAATTACTTCAAGAACGATGGGGTCGTGTGCATCGCTAAGTGCTTTGTCGTAGTCGTAGATATCTCTGTCGGTCTTGTGAGAAACCGTGCCATCAATATCAACAATGATTGCTTTAGGCTTTGTCATTTTTTGCATCCAACTCTTCTAGGATTCTTAAAGCAAGATGCTTCCCACCTAGAGATAAATCTGTGTAGGTGATACTGCAAGCATTAACCGCAGTGTTACAGATTTCTCTGATTCTTTGTTCTTTAAGTTTGTCGCTCATTTAATCACTCTCGTCTCTTGAGTTTCCCTGTTCAGCAACTCAACGGTTGCATCTGTTTCAATCCACACCCTTGCACCACATACTAGCGGATTCTCTGGCTCATACACAACCTTGCTTGGTCCATTGATTACAACCTCATGACCGTAGCCAATAACTTTTTGTCCAATACGAACGGTTACTGCTGGATTGGTAGTTCCATTCTTTTTGTTGGAACGGATTGTATTGCTATTGATATGTATTCGCTTAGGTTTCGTTAGCGACATTCTTAGTTCTCCATTCATTAAAAGATTTGATGTAGACGATTGAATAAGCAACCGCCATAAAAATAAATCCGTATTGCTTGGTTGCTAATGAGTAAGCAATCCAAATGCATTCATTTGTGAGAAGTACGAGCCAGCCCCAGATAGTTCTACGACCAACAAAAAAGATTCCAGTAACACCGATGATGCCTAGAACATAAGACCAGTACGTCACTTGTCTTTATTCTTTTTGTTTGAGATGTAGTTGGTTAGTCCTACGCAGAAGTTTAGGAATACAAACAAGAGAATAAGAATCTCTACAACACTACCTGCGATTTTCACTTTTTCTCTTTTCTTTGTAGTCATCGATGACCATTAAAGTTAGTGTGGTCATTGCACCAGCAACAATGATGGCAGTACTAGCAACAATAATACCTGAGATTATATTTTCTGGTGTGCACATTACTGTTCTCCTCTTTGATATTCAGAAACTATTCTTACAGCCTCTGGGTCTTCAGTCCATTCACTGATAAAGTCTTCACCTGATGCTTGAAGACGTAAGCAGGGACGACAAGGAACAAACCGCTTGTGATATAGGCAGACGCTGTTGTCTGCATATTCATCTTCATCTTCATCTTCATCTACTTCAGATAGAGAAACAACGGTGGAGAAATCTCTGATACCCCATCGCAGGTACTCGTGACCACCATCTACAAATACATTTCCGCACTTGCATTCTTTGAAATCGTGAACGTGTTTAGATTCGACAACTTGGTCGCAAGCAAGACAATGCATAGCGTTACGTTTAATCATTTTGTATAGCATCGTAGCAGGAGTTACAAAGCGTAGAAAGATACGCTAAGTCTTCGCGAAGCCTAGCAAAACTACCGCATATCTCGCAGACATGCTTAGACCTGTGTTCTATAGAGTCTGTTACTGCGTGCATGATAAGGACTGGTGTTCCTAATAGTTCGGTAGAGAAATAGAACCGTAGTGTGCCAAACTTTTCTTTGACCTGCTGAATCTTGTAGTTCGGGTCAATGTGAGAAAGCATCTCGTCTGCAGTAATGATGATGTCTTTCCAACCGTTATGCACTAGGTCAACACCGTACCAGCCTTCAGCACCTCGGTAACGGTTGAAAGCACCTTGCCAATCTTCTGTGTGTTCTAGTTCCCAATCGAAGATAGTTTGTGGGTCGTCGCAGTTGAGGCAGATAGGTTGGTCGTCTTTATCGTTGATGAGAAGAAATTCATCATAGACGTGTGAGTGACAGATTACGCAGTTCACTTGGACTCCTGTTTGCTACTACCTTCGAGAATGGTTTCAATGCTGTTAAGTAGAGATAAAAGTTCGTCTCTTATTGCTAGGTCAGTTGCATATGCTTCTGGAACGATTCGCTTATTAGTCTGTACAAACTTTTTTAGGGATTCGATGGTCTCGTGATTCTTTTGTGCTTCGTGAAAGTTAAGCCAGTGCTTGATATAAGCAGGTGGAAGTGTCGTCATTTTTTCTTTGCCTCTTTCTTCTTTCGTTTCTCTTTGAATTTGGTACAGGTGCAGTCGCTAGACAGACACTCTGCTCTTAGTAGTAAATGTTCGTAATCTGGGTGGGTACATTGGCAGTTAAGAGTTGCCATGGTTATTCCTTAGTGCTTCGTAAAAAGAAGCCCACCAATCTCTGATTTCCTTCTTTTGCTTTCTACTAAATCTCAATTTCATCTCCTAATTCTTTACCTGCAACAAGCATTGAGATATCCCTGCAGGTGCAGTCAATCCCTAGTTTATTGCATTCTAAATCATGCCAAGCGAGTATTTCTCGTGAGATACATTCGCGTATTACTTCTTCAATACCGCTTGCAATTAAGTCTGCATCTCTACGAAGAATTAATTCTTGATTGCTATGATGCATACCATATTCTTTGAATATGGCGGTTACCTTATTGACTAACCTTGTGTAGATTGTTGTTGGCAGTAAACTCATTTAACAACTCCCTGTCTAGGTCTAAGGTGCTGTTAGCATTAGCATCCGTCTGCATAAGCAGGACAACATCAATCATAAGGTCAAGCAGGGTAATCTTAAGACCGTTGCAGATGTTATTAACAACATTTGAGGACGGGTCTTTAGTACCATTTTCAACCTCTGACAGATAACCGTAAGAGATAAAAGCCCTCTTAGATAGCCCTCGTAGGGTTTGATTCTTTTCTAGTCGCTTGGCATTGATTGCCTTGCCTAGGTATGTATTTAGTTGCATGTTCCTCCTTTAGATTTCTATTATTTCTTTTTGGACTTCTTTGACTTCTTTGGTCGATGCCAAAGCGGTTCGTCAATCTCTGTATCTTTATCTAAGTCTAGTTCTAATTCTTCCAGATACTTAATACTTAGTTGTATTGCATCCTGTCTGCTTCTCTCCATCTTGTTGTGTATGGCAGATGAGATATGGTCAAGAACTAGGTAAGCAGATTCAAAGAACGCTGAACTGCTAATTGCAAGGTCAGACATATGATGTGTATCTACTCCATTGAGTGATGTGTGCGTGCTCTTGAGGTATTCAGTATGAGCAGCGTTGATTGCTTCTGTGTACTCCTCAATAGTGAGGTAGTAAGGATAAATATTATTCATAGGAAGATGATAAGTGGTTGAGTCGGGGTCTGTCAAGTCGAAATGTATGATAATAAAAATTTCTAAAACGTCGATTTTGCTCCGGGAAATTAGTGGTTATTGGTGGAATAGTCAATGGTGGAATGTTCGGCATTAGTGAGATGGTCAATGGTGATACTAGCGGAGAAAAGTAAATGGAAAAGTTTTATCTACTATCAGAAAAAAAGATTTTCAGAATGAAATTTCTGACTAGTATGACCATTGAGTATTACTGTATTAAGTAATACTGACTATTTTTACCATACGCGCGTACGCGTGCGCTATAGGGGTGACCAGAAAAATAGTCGTCTTTTACCAATGGTGACATAGAACGATAGAAAGAATGAATGTATTGAATATAGAAGCATAGAACTTGTGCTAACATGTTCGATGATGTAGTGTTGGATAGTTCATACGGATTGGAGCAGGAGTGTGTAACCAAATGAGCAACATGAAAAGACTATACGAAGCGATGATTGAAGAAGAGCAAGAGATAACCGAAACAAAAGAAACGGAAGAAGGTAGTGCTGATGAGTAATCCACTTGAAGCAGTAGGAATTGATTTGGAAGAAGCCCTTAAAGTTGACAAGGCGTTAAATAGTCGTAAGATTATTGATGGACGGATTTGTCTGTGTGGGCATAGTAAGGCTCGACATACGGAAGTTGCTGGGCGGACTTTCTGTAAACCGTCCAAGATGGATTGTCCTTGTAAGAAAGAACGGTTAGTCCTTGAGGTTGATTCGACTCGACCATTTCTTCGTAAGACCGAGGGTGGTGGAGCGATGCACGCCTTGATTCGCGGATTGAGCGTTCTGCTTGAGCAAGGAAAGTCAGCCGAATGGTTGATTGATTTGGTCTGTGACAGATGTGGGGCAGATGATGTTGTGGTTGCTCCTGCTCCTGTAACTCAGCACGGAGTTGCATCTGTGGTCGCAACAGGGTATGATGCTTTGTTGTGTCAAGGTTGTCGGGAGGCGATTTAGTATGTTACTTTCATTTGTAGTTGGGCTTTTTCTTGGGGTCGTAGTTGGTGTTGCGGTCACTGGAATTTTGACGGCAGGTAAGTTTGACGACATTAAAAACGGTCGCGACACACCGAAATAATAAACACTTTTTGGGGGCTAAGTATCATATCATCTTAGCCCTCAAAAACCCTTTGTTTATAAGGGTCTCTTTATAGAAGCGCGCGAATGGGTACGCCTCTCTCACCACGCGCCATTTTTTCGTCCGAACTTTTTTGTCGTATCATTTGTTTATTGGACTTAATCCAATACAACTTGACAACGGAGTACAAATAATGTATGATACATTCTTTCTAACGGCGACACTTGAACGTGCCGTCAAGACCTTTGCCCAGACTCTTCTCGCCACAGTTGGCGCAGACTCGGCTGGCGTTCTCACGGCAACAACCGCAGACGCGGCGAAGGTCGCGGCGGGAGCGGCGATTCTTTCCGTCCTAACCAGTTTCGCTTCTAGCGCAACGGGTCGCTCTGGTCCATCACTTGCTGGCGAGACAACGGAACCAAACCAGACAATCCTACCAACACCAGTGGTAGTAACGCAAGCCCCGAAGACCACAACATCTGGGGCTAAGGTAACGGCGAGCATCAAGCCAGTTACGCCCGTAGCGAAACCAGCCGTGAAGAAGACGGCGAGCACAACACCAGCCAAGAAGACAACGGCTGCTCCAGCGAAGAAAGCCCCGGCCAAGAAGACGGCGACGGCGACGGCTCCCGCGAAGAAGGCTGCTCCAAAGAAGCCTTAGTTTATTTTCTAAGGCTTGGCGGCTCGCCGAATAAAAAATTTCAGTTTTGACTTAACGGCGAGTCGCCTTCCATTAATGACAACTTGACAAACGACACAAAGTATGATAGCGGCGAGCAACGGCGAGCCAATCGAAAACTGAAATTTTTTAGGAGACGGCGTGTCGGACGACATTATTAGGTTCGAGCCTGAGGGCAAGACAACGGACCCAACGGATGGTCAACCGCGTCTCGATACACCGCTAGACCTGAGACCCGACCTGTCGGAACTTGGTATTATAGAACACGAACGCGGCGTGTGCGAAGATACATATGATAACCGCTCGACACTACGGCGAGCCAAGTTAAACTGGGACGCTGTCTACGACGCAACGGGTGGAGCAACGGGTCTGATTGCAGCCCGCAGCCAAGAGTCAATGCGCGAACGGCGTGTCCTTTCACTTGCCGAAAAGCGTCCAATCCTAACGGATGCGAAGAATCCAAACTCCGATTACCTAACGGGTGTTGATTTGGTAATCGATGAAGCGGCGTGCCAAATAGTTCCACCGTGGGTTATCGGTGCAACCCGTAAATGGGTCGCCGAACAAAACGAAGTAACGGCGAGCCAAAAGCAACCCGCTGTATTACCAGCCCGCTGCCGAATCATCAAGGATGACGGTATCCGCTGCATGTTGTGGTCATCGGGTCGGCTCAAGGATGACGGTCTCTGTAGAGCACATCTCAAGTCCGTCCGCAAACCGGGCGAAGATGTTGAACGGGCGAGACGGAAGTTGATTCAAGCAGCACCGTACGCTGTTGACGTTCTCGAAGACATGATGGAGAATGCTGAGTCGGAACCCGTTAAGTTAAAAGCGGCGACTGAGATTCTTGACCGTGCTGGCGTGCGCGGAGGAACGGACCTCAGTGTGGACATCGAAGTTAATGATGCGCGTCCACCGCATGTGATTGTTGCTGAGCGTTTGCAACGGTTGGCTGCAGGAGCGGCGAGCCTTCAAAGCAGATTAACCGCAACGGATGAAATTCAAGAAGCGGAGATTGTAACTGATACCCCTGACAAAACTCAGACGGCTGTCCCGGAAGTTATAACTTCAACGGATGACCCTGAAGACGGCGGCGAAGGCGGCGAGACCGATGACGTTTAAAGAAATGCTTGACACCGCTGAAGAACTTGCTACACTACTAACCGCTGACATTCCGTTAGCGAAGACCCGCGAAGAACATATCCGTGTAACGGCGAGGGCGAATCACGCAACCGCTTTGGTTAACGCAATGCGCGATTCCGAAAACTGAAATTTTTTATTGGCGGCGTGCACCGCAGCGGACCAGGTATACCCCGGAAGTTATAACTTCGAGAACCCCTTAGACCGAAGAACTCGAATCGGCAAACGGCGTTCGCTCTGAGCGTAACGGCTTGCGAAAACTTGACGGGCGTGCTAGGCTCAGGTCTGCCTATCCGCAGACCAGGAAATCATAAAGCGGCGTGCAGCGGGACCGCTGTTGAACAACTTATGAAACGGTTTGAAACGGATTTGACATACGGCGAGCCATCATCTATGATGGTGGTATGAAACTAACAAACATTAAAACATTTATCAGTAAACGGCTCGGCACAGGCGAGGCACATCCGCTTCTATGGACCGACCGCAACCAAGCGGACTATGAGAATACCCGCTACGAATTCGACCTTCTGCTTGCAAAGGCGAGGGACCTAACGGGCGAGCGTAAGTAATGCAGACGTTCCTACCGTACGCAGACTTTGCGAAGACGGCGAGCGCATTGGACTATCGACGACTCGGAAAGCAACGGGTTGAGACCAAGCAGATTCTGATGGCACTAACGGGCGAGTCAACGGGTTGGAGAAACCATCCTGCCACGAAGATGTGGGACGGGTACGAACGGTTGCTCTGCTACTACGGAATGACCATGTCCACTGAGTGGAAGTCTCGCGGATACGTTGACAACCTGTTCCCGTACTTTGTCTCGAAGTTGGAGGTAACGGAAGACGGAGACGAACTTCCGTGGTTCATCGGTAACGAAGCGTTCCACCGTTCGCACCGTTCGAATCTTCTGCGAAAAGCACCCGAATACTATTCTGAAATTTTTTCCGACGTTCCAGACGACCTCCCTTATCTCTGGACCCCTGAGGAAGCCCGAGCGGATTACTCCTTGTCCGCGTAAAGATTGACCCGTGAAATGAATCCTGTGAGATTCATACGGGTCTTTCTTTTTGTCCAAATCCAAAAACTGAAATTTTTTATTGACGCGCCAAAAACTGAAATTTTTTATTTGCGCCCAGGCCGTGCCTGGCCAATTCTAAAAATAGTTTCGTGTTCGATTTGCATTTGTCAGTGTTCTCGTGTACCATTGGTTTTGTTGGTGAGGGACACCAGCAAGAAAGGGAAGTATGAACATCAGAGAACTAATCAAGAAGCGCGCATCAGTTTACGCAAACTGCGACAACTGCTGTGAGCAGACTTATGTAGACGAACTCGAAGTTGAGGGCGAAAATGTCATAGGTATCTGCAATGATTGTTTCAACACAGTAACTGTTACTCGCTACGATTTGGAACACGCAGGTAAGAGTTTCTAAATGGATTTGACAAATGTCAGACCCCTCTGCTACAATGTAGACATAACAAAATAAAGGTAAGAAAATAACTCGATTTGGAAATGTCATAGAGTTATGCTAGACTAAGATTACTTCGTTAGATGGTCTATCGAAGTGAAACAAAAAAGGAGATACCAACCTATGGGAGTTGTAACCACAACCACCACGACAGTAGTTACAGAGACAACAGCAGTTGCTCTTGATAACTCAAACATTGCTACCCTGCTTGCAGACTTCGCAACTGCGAAACTTGCAATCAAGGAACTCGAAAAGGCTAAGTCAGAACTTGACAAGGCTATTCGCGAACTTCTCGGCACAGCAGTCACAGGGACTGTTGATGGACTACCTGTCGTAGAACTCGCACCTCGTACTCGCACAGGCATCGACACAGAGTTGCTCAAGGCAACTCACCCCGAAGCCTATGAGACCTGCTCAAAGGTTTCTACTTACGACATCATTGTCGCCAAGTAGTTAGAAGTCAGGTTGGGGAGTGGAAACCTCTCACTCCACTCCCCGATTTGACACCACACGATTTTTCGTGTATCCTTACATAGTAAGCAACAACAACAACAAAAAAGGAGATACCCAAAATGACGACAGCAATACCAGCAGGGTTTATTACAGACCCAGACAAGAAAGTGCAAGGCTCTGCCTTGTACGCAGAATTCAAGAACCCATACATGCAGACTGTGCAGATGTTCATCACACCAGATGGCATTGACGAAGCAGGTAACTTCGTGAATGGCGTTGTCTACTACCGACGACTGTCAGCGTTGCAACCTAAGAAGCAGTGGCAGATTGCCACTCTTGGTCGCGCACTCGTAGACGACTATGGTGTGACAACAGAGCAGGTTCTGCTCAACAGATTAGAGACTCTTGAGTTTCTAATGAAGCGCATCGCTATGACTAGCGAACTCGTAGGCAAGCCTTTCTTTGTGGAAGTATCAAAGAAAGATTTGGCAGACGTTCGTATTCGTAAGACACCAACCAAAATCGTCTACCGAATTGGTCAGATGAAAACCTCACTCAAATACCCAGAGATGTTCTAAGGAAAGGGACTGAAATGAACAGCATCACAACAACAGAAATTTACAACAAGCATGGCTATGACTTTGCAACGCTACTTCGCGATTGCGTAGCGCAATCAACGTCAGCAGACACAGCAATGCGCGTAAACGCACAGGTGACTCCAGTTGGTCGCTACACAGAGCGCGCTCCACGCGTGGTCAAGCCTAAGGTTGCAGTAGCAACGCCTAGCGTTACTATCGAGTCAGCAGACGAGGTTTACACTCGTCCGAATGGCGCAAAGTATCACGCTCGCAAGTGGGGCGACAATCAAGATGTTGCGACACTACGCAAGGCTCGCGAAGCAACTACTTTCGCAGTCGAACACAAAACAGGTTCGCCTATGTTTGCGTTGCTTTATGGCGCACCCGGCACAGGTAAGACTGCGCTTATCGAAGCATCTTTCGGTGAACACATCTACACTGTTCTCGGAACTGCTGACATCGAAATGTCAGACTTCATTGGTGGCTACACCCAGACACCATCAGGTGCTTATGAGTGGGTAGATGGTCCACTTGTTCGCGCTATCGAGGAGGGTGCTTGCCTGTTCATCGACGAGATTGGTCTCATTGACCCGAAGCAACTTTCAGGTCTCTATGGCGTAATGGACGGTCGCGGTGAACTCACCATTACAGCGAACCCTGACAGGGGAACTGTAAAGGTTCACCCGAACTTCTATGTCGTAGGCGCGACTAATCCAAACGCTCCCGGCGTTCGATTGTCAGAAGCGTTGCTTTCTCGCTTCACACTTCAAGCAGAGATGGGGACTGATTGGTCTCTCGCTCGTACGCTTGGTGTTCCAACTACGATTGTGACTGTTGCTCAAAACTTGAGTAAGAAGCAAGAGTCAGGTGAGACTTCTTGGTCTCCACAGATGCGTGAACTGCTCGCGTTCCGAGACATCGCAGGTGTCTTTGGTAATGGGTTCGCAATTCAGAACTTGCTTGCATCTGCGCCAGAGATGGACCGTCCAGTTGTTGCGGACGTTGTATCTCGTGCTTTCGGCGCAGAATACAAGCCAGCGAAAATCTAGTCCCTTTGATTTTCGCTAAGGTGGGAGAAGTTTCTTGGGTAGGCTTCTCCCACCTACCCCTTACCCCGATTTGACAGATGTCAGGGGGATACGCTACACTTACAGAGTAAGTCAAACAGGCTTACAAAATGACACAGATTGGAAATGACGAAATGGTACACATTGACACACGCACTACCACTTCAGGTACGACTTACCGAGAGTGGTATGGGATTGGCGCACAGATTGCCAACCTTGCAAATAAAGTTTCAGGTCGTAGCGACCTAGTAGGACTTGCTAGTCCTGTCGCAGGTAGTAACGCACCTGCTTGTTTCAAACCACTGATTGCGGAAATCGAAGTGAACACAGATGTTGCTTTTGGTTTTGGAGTTAGTCCAGAAGTCATTGGTGACTTTGGCACTCGCGAAGCGCAGTACGAATTCCCAAAGGCAACTGGCGCGGTAATCCACGAAGCGTTCCACGCGCGGTTCTCACGTTGGAACTTGGAGAACTCATACGCGATGCTCAAGGCAGACGAGTACGAAGCACTCGTGCTACTTGAGGAAGCGCGCATCGAAGCGCAGGGTCTTGCACTTGACTCAAAGTATCGCACGTTCCTACGTTCGTGCGCGATGGAAATTGTCATTGGCGATTTCGAGGCAGACATTGACAAGAGCAACAGCGATGTTCAGCGCATCTCAACTTTGGTTGGTCTTGTTCATGGTCGCATCATTGGTGGCATCTTGGACAGAAGCGAAGTACGCGAAGTCACAGATTTTGTTGAGGACTTCTTAGGTCTAGATGTTGTTGAGAAGTTATCTAACATCATCAGAGAATTCATCAAGCACGAACAGCACCACAACATCGAACCTGTTCACCCACTTGCGATTGAGTGGGCGCGCATTGTTCGTGAACTCAAAGCAGAACGTGGCGAGGACGAGAGCGGTTCAGAGGGTGGTTCAGGTGCAGGTTCAGAGGGTGGTCTGTCTGAAGCAATCAAGGAAGTCCTTGAGAAGTTGAGCGAAGCCAGCGATGAAGTTGCTGTTGGAAACTTCTCGGAACTTTCTGACCAGCAGGAAAGCGAGGACTGGAAAGAGCAGGTGCAAGAACGCAACAAGGGCGCGAAGCAACAACGTGAACACGAGAGCGTGGCAGGTGAAGTATTCGGTAAAGGTACCGGGCCATCACCAACTGGCAAGACTAAAAGCACAGCGCGCGAGGTTCGTAAGCCTACGGCAGAGGAACGCCGAAGCGCAGTCAAGGTAGCGAGCGCACTAGAGCGCGCGAAGTACCGCGAGCGTGACGTTACGGAAATTCGTAACAACGTCCCCGGTGGTCGGTTGCGTTTCCGCGCGGTTGTCCAGAACGAAGCACTCAAGGCGCGTGGTCTCCAGCCACAGGCGCAAGCGTGGCGTAAGAATGTCCGCAAGACTACGGACGAGCCTACGTTGAGTGTTGGCGTGATGGTAGACATCTCTGGCTCAATGAGTGAAGCGATGAACCCGATGGCGACAACGGCGTGGGTAATGTCCGAAGCAGTCCGCCGAGTGCAGGGCAAATGCGCGATGGTCTACTACGGCTCGGACGTGTTCCCTACTCTCAAGGCAGGACAGCACCTAACGGACGTTACGGTCTACACAGCACCTGACGGAACGGAAAAATTCAATCGGGCGTTCAAGGCACTAAACGGCGAGTTGAACCTGCTCAACGGCAACGGCGCGCGCTTGCTTGTGGTTGTCTCTGATGCTTGCTACACGCCAGAGGAGACCCGACACGCGAAGCAGTGGATTGCCGAATGTCAGGCGAACGGCGTTGCGGTAGTATGGATACCGTTCGACAACGGACGGTACGCGCAGGACTTAGTGCGTGGTACATCTGCCGAAGTGCTGGCTGGCGTTCTCAATCCGACCGACACCGCCGATGCAATCGGACGAGCGTGTGCGAAAGCACTCACCGCTATGGGAAACCGTAACGGATAACTGAATAGACTTCTATCGAGGGTATCGTCCTTCCAGCGTGTGTCAGCCCGCGATAGAACCGTAGAAGCCCGCATCGAGAGATGCGGGTTTTCTCGTTTCGCGATAACTGAAATTTTTTCTAGCGAGAGTGTAATCACCTGATTAGTAACCCGCTCGACACGCTAGTTTATTTTTGATTTGACAGATGTCAGTCTTATGCCGTACAATGGTATTGTTGGCGAGGGACGCTAACGGAGAGGAAATAAATGAACACAGTAATTACCGAAGCAGACTTGTACGCAGAGGTCACAAAGATTTTGCCGAACGCAATCTTTGACACCGACTCGTCAGGCGAGATAATCATAGCGACAGGTTACACGTTCGACGAGAACGGAAACTTCAAAAAAATAACTAATGACTAAACTTGACAGATGTCAGGGTTATGCGCTACAATAGAGATACACCGACAAACAAAGGGAGAAAGAAATGTCAGACACAACATACAACGGCTGGACGAACCGCGAAACTTGGTCAGCGAACTTGCTGTTCTCAAATGACGAGGGCGTGTACCGATTCATCAACGGACAGGTTCGCCTGAACATCAGCGAGGACAGCACCGAAACAGAAATTGCGGACTTGTTCCGTAGTTTCGGCGAGATGTTCACCGACAGGGCAAAGGAAGAAATTGGCGACTTTGACAAGGTGAACTGGCTAGAGATTGGTCAGGATTGGGTGGACGAGATAGAACTCTAAGCCCAAGCGAGAAGCCCGCACGAAAGTGCGGGTGACTCGTTTTCCAAAAACTGAAATTTTTTATTTGGACGACACGGCGAAAAATGGATTTGACATTGTCAGTCCTATCGCGTACAATTAGTGTATTGGTGAGGGACACCAACAAAGGAGAACAAAATGGAACTAATCAGAATTGACTTACAAGATAAGGCTCTAGCAACTATCACGCAGGTTGCAGGTGGGTACGAACTCACTTGCTACGACTATGTAATCAACGAGTGGACAGAGAAGTATCAAGAATTGTCAGTCGCTCTTGCTAGACTAGCGGTGCTTGCCGATTGCGTAACTCTTGGCGGAGTGTTCGTCACAGACGAGGACGACTTCACCTACGTTGCTAATGAGTTTCTGAACGCGGAAGTAACTGGCTACGAGTCAATTTGACAGATGTCAGAGTAGTATGCTACACTAGTGCAACAACAACAAACAAGGGAGAACAAAATGAACGACACCAAACTAAAGGCAACACTCACCACCGATTGTGTTTGCGAAAGTGCAAGCATTGACTCTAATGGCGAGGAAGTCTGGACGACTGGCGAGGACTGCTTCGGGTGCTATGACGACAGCGTTGAGTGGCTTCGCGTACTAATCCGTACTTGGGCGAAAGAGAACGGACTACCTAGCGAAACAGTACGCATTGAGGGTACTGGACTCGGTTGGCAGAAGTTGAGTGGCTACAAAGTCGTGGACATTAGTGAAATTGAGAACCTAGACCTAAGCGGTGAATACCGTATCGAGTTTACGCTTGACGGCAAGGAACTTACGGCGCAACGCTGGAGTCACGACGAGCCAATGGGCGGTGCAAGGTTCACGTTCGCTTTCGTGGACGACAGCGAGCGGGACTAGTCAATTTGACAGACGGCGAGTTATGCCGTACAATTCTAGTATGAGGTTGAGGGACAACTTCATAAAAACGAAAGGAGAGCAAGATGATAGTTTACGCAATCGTGACGGAAGCCTACGAGACAGACGGTATCCCCGCTCTGTTTCTAGATAAGGCGGAAGCCGAAGCCTACGCAATCGAACTCAACGAGTCGGGCGTAGAAACTGAAACTTACATTGTCGCCGAGACAGTAGTTTCCTAAGCAAATTTTGTTGGTGGTCAGCAATGATACACGGTAATGCTGGCGGTAGTCCGTCAGAACCACCAACACTCAATTTGACAGATGTCAGATTGGTATGATACACTTTTAGTATGAAGTGAGGGACACTTCATAGAAACAAAAAGGAGATAGAAATGGGATTAGACCAATACCTACACGCGGAGAAATACATCAGCAATTACTCTGAAAAAGAATTGCTCGGCAAGGCACTTGAGTTGGTGAACGCGGAAGCGTTTGTCAATGACTACATTCCGTCAGTATCGGTTAGTGTCAAGGTTGGCTATTGGCGTAAGGCTAATCAGGTTCACCGTTGGTTCGTCGAGAACGTACAAGGTGGCGAGGATAACTGCGGTCGGTACTATGTGAGTCGCGAACAGTTGCGCGAGTTGCTAGACACCTGCAAGCACGTTCGAGGTTCTAAGCACCCTGACGTAGCGAACGATTTGCTACCTGTCGGACACGGGTTCTTCTTCGGAAGTACGGAAGTTGATGAGTGGTATTGGGAGCAACTTGACTCAACGATTGAGTTGCTAGGTCGGCTACTTGCCAGCGTTCCAGAGGACTTTGACTTCTACTACTCAAGTAGTTGGTAGGCGAGGGGGCGGGGAAACCCGCCCTTTCCCTTCTCTCAAAAACTGAAATTTTTTCTCGGAACTAGGCACAAAAATAGTTTCGTGTTCGACTTGACACGGGACGAGTTATCCCGTACAATTTAGGTATGGAGTGAGGGACACTTCAGAAAAGGAGAAAGAAATGCAATACCATTATGTAGTCACATACGACTCACTAAACAAGACTTTCACGCTAGATGTGGATACGGCTGACGCGGTATTTCACAATGGGTACTTCTTTGACGAGCAGACCCAACAATGGCTAGACCCAGACAGCGAACTATTGCCGTTCTACCAAGATGATTACCTAGAGGTTGAGGAACAGTTGGCAAAGTTGGTGCTACTACAACCGATAGTAGTTTGCCCAAGACACGAGGGCGGGTTCGACTGCACACCGTTCTGTAACTTGTGCGAGGGTAATCAGGAATACCGACCAGACGGCGAGGAGTTGTAATGTTCATTGACTACGATTTGCTGAAAGAGCAATACGAGTTTTTGTGCTTGCTCTCGGACGACATACGCACAGGCGAGATTGTCTTGCCAAGCAAGTATGACGAACTCGGGGCGTTACCGTTGGAATACCTTGACGGATTGTTCGGGTTGATTGGCGCGGTCTTTGACGACTCGCCGACCGATTTGACAACTGTCTAATTATCGCGTACAATTAGATTATCGGCAAGAGGGACTTGCCAAGAAGGGAAACAAATGAGCGACACAAAAGACATTACGGTTGAGTACCTAATCACACCTGAACCGAACCAAACGGACTCGGCGTTCTATTGCTGGCAAAACGGTTGGGGAACACTCGCAATCGTGACAGACGGCGAACGTACATTTGAAGTTGGCGCGAACGGTGAGATGCGTATTGAAGCACCACAGTTTGACGAGAACGGTGAGTGGTCACATAGCGACACTTGGCGTTACACGGACGACCTAACAAGCAACGGCATTGACACAGACGAGAAGTTGAAAGCGTTCACCGAGAAGTACGGTGACTATGACATTTGGCAAAACAACAATTGGTTTGAGTTGTATGAAGTGAACGGCGAGGATAGTTGGGAAGTGTACGACACCCTTGAGGAAGCCATTGACGCGGTCAAGGAAATCTTGACAAGCGAGAGCGCAGGGCGAGAGTAATCTCGCTTCTGCGGATAACTGAAATTTTTTCGTGACGGCGTTACGCTGGAACGGATTTGACATTGGTGCGGAGATGCCGTACAATGTAAGTATCGGTGAAGGACACCGATAGAAAAGAAAAGGAGAGAAAGCCTTATGGCTAATTTTTACGGACAGGCGAGAAGCAACTATTTCGCAGTCAAAGACGCGGGCGCGTTCCTTGACGAAATGACACAGTACCCCGTCGAGGTAATCACGCAAGAGAAGGACGGCGTTACGCTGTACGGATTTGTTGATGCTGATGCTGACGGTGGTGCAGATGTTTGGTCTAAATGGGACGAGGACATAGCCGAAACGGTTGAGATTGATTGGGCAGAAGTGTTCAAGCGACACCTACAAGACGATTGGGTTGCTGTAATCGTATCGGTTGGCTGGGAGAAGTACCGCTACTTCCAGGGCGACACGGTTGCCTTCAACAACAAAGGTGAGAGCAAGACAATCAACCTTGAACACATTTACGAACTTGCAAGTGACTTAGGTTCTAACCGAACTTACGCCACATACTAATCCCCTACGAAAATGCCCCGACTTTGGTCGGGGTATTTTTGTGTCAGGGAAAATAAAAAATTTCAGTTTTTGCCGAAAAAAATTTTTTCGACACGGTGCGTTTTTGATTTGACAATGTCAGTCGCTTGCTGTATCCTTGTACTACAAGTCAAGCAAAGGAGAACACAATGGCTAAATGGCAAGCAAGCAAGAGTGATGTGTCACCACGCAAGGGATACATTCCCGAGATTGAGGACGATTGCGATTGCGATTTTGATTGCGATTGCGACACGCTGAACTAACGATTTGACAATGTCAGAGTTATCTGTCATACTTACACAGTAAGCAAAACCACTACGAAAGGGAAACGAAATGTCACAGACATTTGAGCAAGTTTGGTCAGATGTAAAAGCAGAACTATCTGAAGCAAAGGGAATTGCTTTTGATGGTTGCCACAAGATTTACATCTTGATGGACGACCAGCAGGTCAAGCAGAGTGCCGAGTGGGGCTATGGCGAGGACGGAAGTTTCCTTGTCACCGATTTGGACGCTGATGAGAGCCTTGCCACAATCAAGAAGTGGTACGAGGACTCGTGCGCTCTCAAGTTCGTTCAGTCAGTCACGACTGTTGATGGATTGACTCCTGAGAGTGTGTTCGACAGCATAATCCCACAGGGCTACGAGGGCGAGTTTTGCGAAGTCTGTGGCGAGTTTGGTGCGGACTATGACGGAACTTGTGACGAGTGCCGTGAGGACGAGCAGGACGAGTGCGAGCGTTGCGGAACGCTTGTCGAAAGTGGCTCGCTTGACTCCGACTTCTACTGCGAGGATTGTGCAGAGGACGAGGACGAGGACGAGGACGAATAAAGTTTCGGGTCGGGGGTTGGCGACACGCTGACCCCCTGACTTGACAGGTGTCAGACACCTATGCTACACTTACATAGTAAGCAACACACCAACAAACAAAGGGAGAATAAAATGAACGCATCACAGGCTATCCAATGTGTCGCAGGGGAACTATGGGCAGACCCTAGCGAGATTTTCGAACTAATCCAGTCAGAGCCAGAACTTACGGACAGCCTAAAGGCTTTCCTTGCCGACAAGATTGACTACGACACACTACGGGACACCGTAGCGGAATACTGCTAAGGGGGTAGAAATGAGAACCTACAAAATTGGATTTCTCGGATACGAAATCGAGGTGGAACTCGATTTCCAAGAAATGAAAAAGTTTTTTCTAAAGTAACTTGATTTTGTCAGTCAGGTATGATACACTTACACAGTAAGCAAAACACAAACAAGGGAGAACAAAATGACAAACGAAGAATTAGCCCAAAAGATTATTGACCGCTTTACACCATTCGCATTTCTTTGCGAGTGTGGTGGCGAGGTGGACGATTGTGCAACAGGTCGTGAATACCCGAGTCTTATCGTGCAGAATGACACCGTTGCACGAATTGCAAGGTACATCAAGAGTCTGGACGAATAGACTTGACAGGTGTCATAGTAGTATGATACACTTACGGAGTAAGTAAAACACCCTACAAAAAGGAGAACAAAATGAGTAACTTAGCATACTTCGAACGCGTGGTGCTTGACTCGGTTTATGTCAATGGCGATTTGATTGACTATGACGACAACGGCAATCCGTTGGAAGCAGATTAGAAATAGTTTGCGTGTCCCCTTGACAAATGTCAGGGGGGTATGCTACACTTACAGAGTAAGACAAACACACTACAAAGGGAGAACAAAATGACTTACTTTCCAACACAGTTCGCGACACTACTAAACGGCGATACGGTCGTGCTAGGTTCGGTCGAGGACTACCTACGCCACTTTGCAAGCGACTACATCTCAACGCCTAGTGGCGAGTTTGAGGTGCTATCTGTTCAGGTGAATAAGTACGACATCTACCTAAACTACACAGTACCAGCGACAGACTGCTCGGATTGTGATGAAGCAGGGGTCACAGAGGGCAACTGCCAATGCTCCGCCGAGTGGTACGAGCAGATTGACTACAAGGTCATTGAGATTTACGGGGCGGTGTCATAGCCCTGAAGCGTGACCACTAAGTCACGAGTCCATAAACTAGCAATCTCGCCTAGACGGGAGTCTGTGCCAGCAGGAAAAATAACGGGCAAGCACCCTAAGCACGGTGTTGTGAAAACTCGCTTACAAACATCTCGCAGATACAACTACTAAGCAAAAAGTTTCTTATCGTTGAGGGGACTCTCGTGAGGTAGTCTGCGAGATTTTTTGTTTCCCGGAAAACTGAAATTTTTTATTTGCACGGGACACGAAAAAACTTTTTTTGATTTGGGCTTGACAATGTCAGACCTTTCTGTCATACTTACTACATAAGCCAAACACTAACAAGGGAGAATGAAATGGCTAAAGTAATCGAAGTACCTAGAGGTCAGGTTTGTGAGGACTGTGAGGACTACGACCAGAACTTTGACGAGGTTACGGAGTCGTATCCATTAGCGACAGTAGTGCTTGATTTCTACGGATACGCACCTATCAAGTTCGCTTGCAAGGATTGCGAGGAAGCAAGGTGGGAGTCTTTCTGGCTCTCATAACTTGCACTTGTCAGTAGGGTGTGGTACAATGGTACTACCAACAACAAAGGGAGATAGAAATGGCTAAGAACAAGAACCCACTAGACAGCCTAGTGGTAGGTCGTGGCAATTATGTTGTGAACCAAAAGGCTCACATCTTTGCGGACAGGCGTACACGCCGTAATCGTGACAGGTCAGCACAAAAGCGAAACGCCATAAGGGAGTTCGCATAAACTTGACACAAGGTCAAGTATGCCGTACAATAGTAGTATCGCAAGGGGCGATACCTGAAAACAAAAAGGAGAAATAAAATGTATCATTACAACATCACTTGGATACTAGAGTCAATGAACATTCAGACTTGGGTAGCAACAGATGAACCTGCCGAGGAGTCAGAGGTTATCGAGTTGAGTAAGCAAGCACTCATTGACGCGTACAAGATTGACCCAACTACCTTGTATTATCAAGATGTACTTGTGGAGGTGGCATAATGGTAGAAAAATGTGCCGAGTGCGGTAACACTTATCGCTCACAGTTGGCGTGGAAAGTAGAAGTAACCCAGACTGACTTAGAACAGTTGCCTTACAACCAGCGAGAGTCTTTCATAGACGCTCTTAGCGAGTCGGTACAAGCAGTTCGTGCCGAGTTCGGATTGGTAGTGGCATAATGAACGAAGTGATAAATGACCACGACAAGGTAATACTTGCACAGATTTTGGAATTACTAAACGACAGAAAGGAAAAATAATGAGCGAGGAAATAACTGAAATTTTTTCTACGGAGTTGGTCGAGTCTTGGCTCGCAGATACCGTAATCAAGGAAACAAGTGAAATGCGACTTGATGTTGCTATCGTGAACCTTGCGATAGAACACGGCTTTGACATTGAGTTGGAAGTGTGGAGAGCGGACGAACCTGTATTCCTTGAGGGACACCCTGACGAGTCAATGCAACACGATTTACGCTATGTAGCAATGATTGCAGGTCAATACCTTGCGGACAAACTTCCGCAGGGCTACCAGTTCTACGGACAAGGAACTGAAGTTTATTTGGAGAAAGTCGAGGAACACGACCACGACCATTCTCACGATTTGACAGATGAGCAAGAATAAGATACAATAGAAGTATGGCAACAATGCCAAACAAAAGGGAGAAATAAAATGCTAAACACAGAACTAGCCGACACTAGGTGGGCAATGCAAAACATCAAGGGCAGGACTTTCACTATCGTTGAGATAGAAAGTGGTCGTGCTTTGTATGCGGACATCACAGACGAACACGCTTTCTACTACGCACAGATAGATAGGACAAAGACCTACGAAGCGTATGTATTGGACGAGGATAACGCAAAGACAGTCATAGCCACAGGGTTATCTCTAAACACAGAGAACCTGACAAATGCTTTCACACTTGCCATAGAACAATTCGACTTGACAAGTTCATAGAGGTATGATAGAATAGAGTTATCGCAAGGGGCGGTACAGCAAGTGGAAGGGAGTAACAATGCTAAGAGTAAATGAGTCCAGACTTCGCAAGGGTCGCATTATGGACTACGAGTCACTAGACCAGAAGTTCGTAGTGAACAAGATGGAGTATGTTGATGGCGAGTGGTGGGCGTTAGGCGACGCTAACTACGACGGAAGTTGTAGCGACTTCTACACAATGTTCAGGCACTTGTGGGAAGCACGGAGATACATCTTCGAGCAAGGAAGTTAGGAATTGAGAAAGTCCCCTGCGGGGGATTTTTTCTTGCGGGTCGAAATAAAAAATTTCAGTTATTTGCAGTTTTGGATTTTTGGCGTTATCAAACTGTTATCGAAATGAAGTTGCATTTGTCAGTAATGTGCGGTACACTTATTACATAAGCAACTACGAAAGGGGACAAAGTGGGTACACACGCTTACGCAGATGACAAGCAAACAATCTGCATAAACACTTGTTGCAGGGGCAAGTAATTTCAGCACCTGAGCAAGTGGATAAACTGCTCACTCATAAATTGTCAGACCTACCTGATACAATGTATCAACAACACAAACAAGGGAGAATGAAATGACAACACTAGACACTACCGCAGAACTTGAGAAGCGTGACGCAGAACTATCAAAGCGGATTGCCGTACTTGAGGAAATAGTTTACAACAGGAAGTCAATAAAGGAACTAAAGGAAGAACTAGAACTACTTAGGAAAGGTGAATAGAATGTTACAGGGATTTGATGAATACCTAGCAAGGGGTGCAGAGGAAGCACTAGGTCAGGATTGCACTTGCGGTGCTGATGATGAAGTGGTGCAGGAAGCGTTCGCTCACGACGACACTTGCCCGATTTGGGTCAAGGTGCGAGATGAGGTCGCTTGTGCAGGAACTTGCACTTGCGGTGCGGAGTGCGTAATCGTTGAGGAGAAGCCAAAGCCAAAGTACGAGTTTTACTCGTTGATTTACGGAAACAAGTTAGGAGAGGTGTAATGAAAGATAGACCCTATGTGTCAGTCGCCTATGGTAAGTTATGGGTTGCTTGTTGCGACTGCCTAGACGCAATGATTTCTCACGACCTGCACCCACACGACGAGTGGGTATGCGAGCCGTGCGAAGCGAAAGTGCGAGCAAGAAACTGAAATTTTTTCTCGTAAGTATGTAAATGCGACACGGGAGAAATGGATTTGGAAATGTCAGTCAAGTATGATACACTTGATTTATCAAGCCTAACAAGGGAGAAATAAGAAATGGAAATGGCAACATACAGCGAAGCGACCCAGAGCCTAATCAGTCGCCTACGCCACCCAAGTATCCAGAAAGTGCTTCAGTCAAATGTAGTGCTTCACCCACTCAAGTCGAACTGTATCTACATTGAGATTGCGGACAACGCTGACGCACAGATTACTGCTCACCACTTTGATGATGATGAAGTAATCTACACCGTCGAGTTGTATGTTGATAATCACGAGGGCGACACCAAGCAAGTGTTCTCGTGGACTACGACAGTCTGGCAAGATGTTCGGGCTAAGGTATTGGAACTCAAAGCGAGTATCTAAGAGTCGGGAAGTCCCCCGCAACACGCGGGGGCTTCTCTTTCCCAATGAACTTGACACCAATCTGAAAGTATGCAATAATAGTATTACTACACCGCAAGGGGCGGTGAGTGGAAGGGAACACAATGTTTATCGAAGTAATGCCAGCCTACGGTCGGGACTACAAGTCACAGGCGGAAGTAAAGAAGGATTGGAACGCCAACCTTGACTTCCGTGCCTACACAGGTCAATACATCAACAAGTCTGACGCAAAGCGTCTGGGATACAGCGTGATTGTTCGATACGCAAAGCAGAGCAAAGTAGTCGGAGTGAGTTAGTCACTCGCAAAGTAGCCCCCGCTTCGGCGGGGGTTATTTTGTTTTGCGGGGAGTACGAAATAAAAAATTTCAGTTTTTCCGAAGGTGCGGGTTGCGGAAAATAGTTTTGTGTTCGAGTTGTATTTGTCAGTCCCTTGTGTTATTATTTACTTAGTGGAGATTCCACAGACAAGCAAAGGGGTTATTATGAGTATCGCACTCGCCACCGCGAACCAGATTTCGTTTCTGGAGTCGCTCGCTACCACCCGCGTTATCAGCGCGGAACTTCCTGTATTCGCTACGCTCACGAAGGCTGAAGCCAGCGAACTTATCGGCAAACTCAAGAACCTGCCGTACCTGCCACGCGCACCACGCGCGGGCGCACCTGTCAGCGACTTGGTCGAGGGTATCTACTTCGCGCAGGGTGAAGTCTACAAAGCCAAGAAGTCGGGCGCGGGGCGTATCTACGCACTCAAGTTGGTCGGCTCAAGTTGGTCATACGACCCTAGCCACGTTCGCGGGCTTGCTATCGAGAACTTGATTACGCTTGAGCAAGCCAGCGAGTTTGGTATCCGCACGGGCGTGTGTGCTATCTGCGGTATCCCGCTCACGAACCTTGACTCGCTTGAGCGCGGGATTGGCCCGGTGTGTGCCAAGCGATTTGGCTAAGGGTTAGGAAGTCGCCCCCCGCAAGGGGGGCTATTTCTTTCCCAGAAATTCGGCTGCGAAAAAACTGAAATTTTTTATTGGCAATCCCCGCCGCCAAGAAAGTTTTGTTTTGGACTTGACAAGCAAGCCGAAGTGTGGGATACTTTAGGTATGCAAGAAACAACAACAACAACAACAAAGGAGAGCAAGATGGAAAAGGGTCTTCTAATCAGCGTAGATGGTCTGATTGAGTGGAAAGAAATTGAGGTTGGTAATTCTTACCAACTATTGCGTGACGCGGTTGATGGTTACATTGAGTGTGCTAATGTTCAGCACAACATTGACATCTGGCTAAACGAAGAAGGTAAGTTGATTGGTCTAGAGCCAAACAGACTTGCTACCGCCTTGTTCTGGGACAAGTGGGGAATTGGTACGGACATTATCGTTGGTGATGTGTTCCTCGCTACCAATAACGAAGAAGGCGAAACTATCGGACTTACTAAAGAGCAGATTGACTACATACAAGAGTTTGTAGGCGTTCTGGTCTAATTCCCTCCCCTAAGCAAAAGCCCCCGAAAGGGGGTTTTTGTTTTTGTGGCGTGTCGGAGTTGCATCTGTCGGTGGGGTATGCTACACTTGATGTATCAAGTCGAGGGAAAAGGAAAAGGGAAATGGACGATTACCTAGACGGAAAGTATTGGGGCAGACCAGCCAACACAAAGGTTGCTCACCCACCGAAGCCAAACGCTGTGGAGTACCGTAAGCACCCAGATGTGTCAGCAAGGTTCTGCGAGTGCGGTAAGCAACTCACACGGTACAACAAGAAGCCAAAGTGCTACTACTGCCAGACGAAGTAGAAGCGAAAAGCAACTTCCACCGAAAGGTGGATTTTGTTTTGGGAGAAAGAATAAAAAATTTCAGTTTTTGACTGCAGAAAAATTTAGTTGAAATTTCAACTATTCCTGTTATCAAACTGTTACCTAAAACGATTTGACATTGACATAAAAGTAAGGCATACTTGTATTACGAGGTTGCGAGGGGCAACCAATAACAAAGGAGAACAAGGTGAAAAACGCACTAGTTGAGAATGTAGAGGTAGGCACACCAGCCACTTACTACATTGGTTCAGACCGCTACGCTACGGAAGTCCTAGATGTCACTTACTACAAGAGCGGACAGCGTGAAGGTTTCGTCAAGGAAATCCTTTGCGGTGTTAGAACATTCCGCCCATACCTAGATAGCCGTGGTGAGGTTGTCTGGCAGCCTAACGCTAAGACTTGGTATGCGGGCGTAGTGCTAGGTTACGCGGAGGACTACCGTGACCCGCACTTCTAAGAACTAGAGGAAAGCCTCACCCGAAAGGGTGGGGTTTTTCTTTTGCCAACTCAAAATAAAAAATTTCAGTTTTTGAGCGAGTCCAAATTTTGGCGTTACCAAACTGTTATCATTTTTGGTTTGACATTGTCGGTGTTGTCTGTCATACTAGTATTATCACCAAGTTGGTGGTAACTACAAAGGGAGAACATTATGTTTATGTACACGCCATTAGGCAACAAGGCAGTTGCTAATGCTGTCGAGGCACTCAAGGGTGCTATCCGTTTCGAGTTGGTCAAGTCTAACGAGGAACTTGCTAAGGCTGTCGAGTCAGCCTTTGCGGTGGTGGAGCGCACTTACCCAGAGGTACACGATACCGAGCCACGGGAATACATTCACCAGCAGGTGATTGACTTCGCCAGAGGCAACTTTTCATCAGGTGCTGTTTGGTTCAGCACAGATAAGTACCTGAACCTGTTCTAGGAGTTGCGGTAGCCCCCTTGCGACACGCAGGGGGGTTCACCGATTTGCATTTGTCAGTCAGGTGTGGTACACTTGATTTATCAAGTTAAGGGGACTTGATAAAAGGGAAAGGGGAAAGGGAATGTACGCAGTACTTACTTTTATTGCTCAAACACTCGCTTACTTCGTTCAGGACTAAGTCCTGACAGGAAGCCCACCCTACGGGGTGGGTTTCTTTTTTTGGGAGGGAAATAAAAAATTTCAGTTTTTGACATCTCCCGCGGGCGTTACCAAAATGTTATCTAAATGAACTTGACTTTGTCGGTGGTATCGTGTATCATAGAACTATGAAACTTACTAGACAGGAATTAGAACTCTACATTCTGCTCTACAAGTTGGGGCGGATTACGGAGTCTGACGACTACGAATTTCAGAGATTGCGACACGCGGTCTAAGGATTTGACAAGTTAGACAAAGTAAGATACAATGGAAGCATAACAAAATAACCCAAGGATTTCCCAAGGTGGGAAAGGTGGCTGTAAACCACTCGCTCTGGCAGGTAGGTTCGATTCCTACTCTTGGGACTTGACAAAGAGAATCTAGTCTGATACACTAGATACATAACTAAATAGAGATTTCTCTCTAGCCAATAGGCTAGTGCGATAGGAAAGCGAAGCCTCTTACGGCGATACTGCTCTCCAAGTTTTCTAGATAAACTTGTGACCAGTCCCTCCCTAAAACGCGTAACCTAGAACCTCCCTCCACAGATGAGGCTAGAGAGGATTTAGATACTGCGCGCGGTATCTAGGAGAGGTCGGGGCTAGGAATTGCTAACCGAAACCCCGACCCACTCCACCCCCTAAAACTAGATAGCCAGTAAACGCTGGTGAAGTAGATTGCGGATAGCAAGCAGGTGCAAACCCTGCTTAGGGGACTTGACAAGATAAAACCTAGTGTGATAGACTAGGGTCATAACAAAATAGAGATTAGTGAGTGCCGAGTGATAAACGGGTAACGACTCGCTAGTGAACGGAAAGGGCAAGCCAGCCTTAGTACAAGTAAACTAGCAATGAGGGCAGACCAAGGCTCACTTTCTATTTTTGTCAGTCAGGTATGATACACTATTGCTATCGCAAAGTGCGGTAGCAAGAAAACAAAGGGAGAAATGAAATGGCAATACTAGACACAATGAACTCACTCGTAGTAGTCATTGACGGAACTACCTATGTTTACGAGTGTCACTCGTACACAAAGGCTCTTGAGATTTTGGCAGGACAGTACGCAGTCCACCCACAGATTGACTCATTCGAGTTAGTCTAAGTTTACGGAGAAGCCCCGCAGAAATGCGGGGTTTTTCTTTTTTGTAAAAAGTGAAATTTTTTCTTTGCGGGTAACCTAAAAATCTTTTTTGTGTCTGACTTGATTTTGTCAGTAGGGTATGATACACTATTGCTATCGCAAAGTGCGGTGATAGAGCAAGGGAGAATAAAATGGCATCATCAAAGACTAACGAGAAGCGACTAGACCAAGCGGAGAAGTTGCTCCTGCAGGTTCTCAAAGATGTACGATACAACATCTCTGATTACAACAAGCGCGACTATCTCGACCTGCTGAGAGCCTATGGTGCGTTGCAGAAGGTAACGCTGATAGACGATTGGAAGCCAGACAAGAAGTAGTTTAGAAAAGAAGCCCCGTAGAGATACGGGGTTTTCTTTTTGCCGTTTTCGAGTGCGGGTGTGTGGAATAAAAAATTTCAGTTTTTTCCCTGGCCTGGCTCCCGGAAAAGTTTTTTTGGATTTGTGCGATTTCGACTTGATTTTGTCGGTGGTTGGGTGTACTATTCTCTTATTGGCACAAGGGGTGCTAATAGAAAATGGAGATTATGATGAACTGGATTTCTTGCCGTGAGTGCGATTTCGTATTTGAGATTAGTAACGGTGCGGTTCGCTCACTAGGATTTGTCCTATGCCCTGATTGCGGTGGTCGCAATTAGGGTGTGTCAGGATTTGACACGTTAGATAAGTATCTGCTACAATAGATTTATCGCAAGGGGCGATAAGAAATGGAGAACAAAATGATTGACTCACCAAATGCTCAGATTGTGGAATTTGCAATTCAGAACTACAACGTAGTGCAGTACGCAAGGGTCGTAGGTGGCTACGCTAATGCTAGTGGCAACGATTACGAATACGTCATTGAGAAGCCTTGGAAGTGGCTAGACGAGATTGCTCAATGGCTACTGGAAACTAATGCGGAGTACGCCAAGGATTTGGGACTACTGGCTGACGTAACGTGTGACGAGTGCTACGGCGTAGGCGATAACGGTAACGAATTGGAACACGACAGTAGTTGCACGAAGTAAGGATTTGACAGGGTGGCAGGTAGTCTGCTACAATTAGAGTATCGCAAGGGGCGATAAGAAATGGAGAACAAAATGTGGAATACAGACGGTGGCTCAATGATGGGGTCAGGTATCTACTCGGATAGTTGCGTAGTGAGCGGATTGGCTTGCGAGGGCGTTACTAGTGACGAGCAGGGCAACGAAACAGATTGCACCTTTGAGGGCGAAGTAGATGTTTACTTTGATGATTGGGGTCGCAGGGGCGTATGGACTTGCGGAGTCTGTAAGTCAGACAATGAGTATGAGTTCCCTGCCTATGAGGACTCAGACCCTGACTACGGAGATGAGGGCTAATGGCACTCATTCACTTATGTTGCTGGCGTTGCGGAGGGGAGTTTTCCATTCCTGAGCGGGACTACACTAGCAAAAAACTATGCGGGAAATACTAGCCAAAAATTTTTTCGACCTGCCGTCACAAACTGAAATTTTTTTATGCTAGGCTAAAGATGTTCGTCGAGCGAGGTTTTCTCCCTTCTCCTCAGACTCCGAACTAAAAAAGTGGTTATCCCCTTTTCCACTTTCTGAGCGTGTCACCTTATCCCCTTTCGGTGACGCGCTTAGTTTTTGTCTATGGACTTGACAAGAATAGATTTATGCCGTACAATAGTACTAACGCAACAATGCGGACAACCAAAGGGGTAACAATGAGCAACATTGTTTTCGAGGGTAAGTGTTCTAAGTGTGGAGAGATTACTTTCCAAGACGAATACTACACACTAAGTGCTGGACTACCCGAAGCAGTAAAGGTAGCCTACGACCGCGCGTGTGCAGAGGAGTGCGGTGGCTACATTGATGTGTGGCAGGTGTCAGATGAACCACACCCCGAAGTGTGGCAGTAAGGATTGAGAGATGCCCCTGACCCTTGCGGTTAGGGGTTTTCTCTTGGATTTGACAAGGTAGGTGCTTATGGTACATACTTGTCATAAGTACCAAAGTGGTACTAAATAAAAACTAAAACTAAAGAAAAACTGAAAAAGGAGAAAGAAAACAAAATGACAATTTCACGACGGAGGGTAAACACAGATTTCACCCAAAAAGAAATTATCGAAGTACGGACAATAACGCAGAAAGTAAGACAAAGTTTGCCGAGCGAAGTCAAAGATAACTTTGAGCGCATTACGGACACGCTTGACCGTGACGAGTATGTTCGTCGCTTGCGTGGTGCGGGTTGGACTTTGCAGAGTGTTGCGGAGTGTTGCGGAGTAACACGCGAGCGTGTTCGACAATTATGCAAAGAGGAAAGCACTCATTCAGATTTTGTTGATGGGCTAATTATCCCAGAACTACCGAAGCGCATTGTGACAAAGAAAATACCAAAGCGCATTGACCCAGAAGTTGCGGAGCGGTTGAGAGAACTGAAATTTTTTGCGTCGCAGGTTCGTTCCAATAGCCCGAAGTATCGTGCTGAAGCAGAGGAATTCACGGCACTAATCAACCAACAGATGTTGGACGGCATTAGTGTTGTAACGCTTGCTAAGGTGCTTGGAGTGACCCACGCGGCGATTACATCTCGCTTGGTGCGTTACGGCTACCGCAAGATAAACAGCGAAGCAAAGATGTTCCAAAGTATCAAGAACCGAGCATAAAGAAACGCCCCCGACACGCGGGGGTTTTTCTTTGCGGTTAGACTTGACATTGTCAGACTTATGCCGTACACTTGTAGTATCACAAGGGATAAGGGAGAGGTGATGAAAATGGATAAGTACGGAGATGACGTTCTTGAGGATTACGACGTGTACCGAGATGACGTTGCTTGCGGAGTGCGAGAAGCACTCTAAGGTTCGAACATTAGCCCCCGCCAAGTGCGGGGGTTTTTGTTTGCCCGCACAAATAAAAAATTTCAGTTTCTCGGTGCAAAAGTTTTTTTTATTTTTTGACTTGACAAAGTAATAGTTATGATGTATTATTGTATTATCACAAGGGAGGTGATTTTATGTTTCGTATCTACACTCACGTTGGTGACGGGTGGTCGCTTGTTTCTTGGCTGACCGCTTTCCCGTCAGAAGCGAGTGCTAACGCTTGGCTAGAAGCCAATGCGGAAGCAGGGGAGCGTTTTAAGGTCTCTCGCGAGGGTTAGTTACCCGAACAAAATAACCGTCCCTCGGGGCGGTTTTTTTGTTGTGCGGAAAAGGAAAGAAAATAAAAAATTTCAGTTTCTTCCCGCTTCGGGGTCACTCATTAACTTTCTAGATGGACTTGACAATGTCAGTAAGATGTAGTATTATTATTACATCAGCACAAGGGGTGCTGTGGAATGAGGGAAAAATGTCAAACAACGTCTACACATTCGAAGGTCCAATTCCATTCGCTGGCACGGAAGCGGAGCGGGTAGCCAATTTCAGAACTCATAGTTTTGACTACAGCGATGAGGGTTCAGCACGTTGCCTAATCTGCGACTGCAAGACTTGGCACGAATACGCTAACTACCCTTGCGGTGCAGACGTGCCACGAGGTATTCAGACTCGTGTCCTAAGATAACTACCTAAAGTAGAACCGCCCTACGGGGCGGTTTTATTTTGCCCAAATAGACTTGACAAAGTTGCTGTAATCTCTAACTATGAAACTACAAATTATTCAGAGTGCCTACCACACAAATGCGGGCGGAGAACCTTTCGTTGTCGCTATCGTTGATGATGTAGAGAATGATGATACTAAATTGGTCATTATGTTTGAGGACGAGGGATACACGGCTGTCCTATCGCTTGACCAGATTATTGACGAGGAGGACATCTCTGTCTTGACAAATGGTTGGAATGTTCTAAAGTATGAGGACAGATTGCGTGATGAGTTGTGGGAAAACTCAGACGAAGAATACGAAATCGAACTCTGAGAAAAAACTGAAATTTTTTCTATGACAACCATCGCCGCCATTCAGGGAAAAGGTTTTTCCGTTATTGGTTTTGACTCTCGTATTTCTGGAGATGGTGGTCGTCTTTATGTTTTGCCGAAGGACGCACCGAAGGTTGTGAAAAACGGAAGTTATCTTTTAGGCGCAGCGGGTGACTTACGGGCAATAAATCTTTTTACTACTATCTCACTACCTGAACCTGCTGACAAGATGAACTTGGTGGAGTTGGATAGGTTTGTAACCAACCAGATTGTTCCCGCAATAAAGACTTGGTTTGAGGAGAATAGTTACGGTAAAGATGGAGAGCAACAGTCTGAACTACTTGTTTGTGTACGCGGAGTAGTGTATGAACTATCAGAGAACTATGATTGCACCCGTGACGCTAATGGTATCTACGGTATTGGAAGTGGGTCTTCTTACGCCGTTGGCGCATTGCACGCTATGGTTGAGAAAAACATTACCGTAGATGAAGCAAAGGATTGTATGAGAGAAGCGTTGCGGATTGCTATGAAGTTAGACTCGGGTACGGGATTGCCAACTTATGTGGTTGTGCAGTATGATGACGAATAACTGAAATTTTTTCTTTGAAGGGAAAACGAAATGACTGAAGATGAATGGAACGAACGCGCGGATTGGGTGCAAGTTGGTATTGCTAAGGGTTGGATTAGCGAGCAGTATTGTGCGGTTCACGACGGTGGTTGGCAGTACCTAACCCCTGACGAGCAAGCCTACGCTGACGAGGGTGGCGACCCGTGTGAACCCGTGTTCAGGATTCTAGACAAATAAGAAAAACCCCTACCTTTCGGTAGGGGTCTTTCTTTTGGTTTAGAAAGGTGCGCTGGTGTGACACACCACGCAACGCCAATGGTTCACCACACCCCAAATGTGATTAGTGTCCCTATCACACTCGTGACAAAAACTGAATCGGATTCCTTGACCCACGGTATCAACCCCTTTGGTTTGGATAACGCCCCTTGCGTTATGGTTACAGTATGACAGAGTTTGGTGCTGGTGTCAAGCCGAAATGGTAACAATTTGATAACACACCGATTTGACAAATTAGCCTCTATGCTCTAGAATGTAGGTAGAACATAAAGTATCACCTAGTAGGGTGCGGTCGATTTGACAATACCTATTTGATTTGATACCCTTATGAAGTAAGACTACACAAACAGAAAACGGAGAACAAAATGACGACAGAGACAACTAAACAAACAGTTGGTGGTATTGAAGCACCTGACTATTCTTATTTCATTGAGGAGTCACCTCTATGGAGTGAAGTGCTACCTGGCTTATGGCAGGGTGGTACGGACGACGACGACACATTAGGGGACTACATAGCGTTTAGCGGACAGAAGCCACAGATTACACCTGCTGACTTTGACGCGGTGGTTACTATGTACCAATTCGCTAACCCTGCGGATTGGCTAGTAAAAGAGTATCGCTACTGTATCTATGACTCGGACATTGAACACTTTGACCAAGAAGCATTATTCGAAACGGTCAAGTTTGCTCACACCCAATGGGTCAAGGGCAAGCGTGTCCTTATTCGTTGCCAAGCGGGTCTGAACCGTTCAGGTCTAGTTACGGCTCTCGTGCTTATTCGTACGGGCTACACGGCGATAGAAGCGATTACCCTTATCCGTGAAACACGGAGTGAGCACGCTCTATTCAACAATGAGTTCGTTGAGTTCCTGCTGGAAACTGACCCCGCTCTATGGCAGGGAGATGAGTTCGCTGGCTAGGAGCGACACGCCGAAAGGCGTTGGACTTGACAAGATAGGTCTAATAGGGTATTCTTTACTTATCGCAACAACGCGGTAACAAAAAGGAGAATGAAATGCTTACACGACGCGGAAAGATTGTACGAAACATAGTTATCGGACTGCTACTCGTTGGTGCGTACGCCCTTGTGGACAATGCTACGACACCTGCGGAGTGCAAAGTAAGCGTGGACAAGATGTCACAAGGTTGCAAAGACTTGCTCTACCCCAACTAGGGGTAGGGCAAGTGTTGCTTTTTTGCGGTACACTAATAAAACTGAAATTTTTTTTGTAGACGCAAAAATTTACTGAAGGAAGAAGAAAACAAAATGAAAAAGAAAACTGTAATTCTGGTTATTGGTGCTATTGCATTACTTGCCTTGTTGTCTGGTTGCGGTGGTGGTGGAAGTACCGATACTGCTACGCCGACCGTGACGGTAACAGAAACTGCTGACCCTATTGCTGACGACAACTACGATAGTGGTGCTACGGATACATCAAGTGGTTTCACATCTGATGAACAGGCTTTCCTAGATGATGTTCATAGTATGAATAATTCCATTATTGAAGATAACTCAGACTCTGCGATTGTCGAAACAGGTCACACGGTATGCGACACACTTGACGGTGGTGTTACCGTTACTGAGATTACGGAGAGTCTGCTCTCTAGTGGTGACTACACAACTAACAATGAGCGTGGCTTCCTAGCCACAATGATTGCTGGTGCGGTAGTAAACCTATGCCCTGAATACTACTCTCAAATTACTGACTAGGCTTCGTTGTGATTGACTTGTCTAAGGTTGTATGGACTGCCGTAGGTGCGGTGGTGACAGGAACTATGTCGCTACTCAATGCGGTGTTAGGCGGTGACTCAACGGTTAGCGTATGCCTAGCGTTGAACTCTATTGCTTTCTCGTTGCTTTCGCTTCGGGCTAACTAGGCTTCGAGATACTGCCGTAAAATAGTAGTACGGTACTACTCAACAAAGGATTGAAATGGAACTAGAACCAGAACTGACGGAAACTACGGTTGAAGAACCAGTAGTTGAAGAAGTAGTGGAACTGACGGTTGAAGAAGAAGTTGCTAAGCCAACTCGCACAAAGAAGTCTGAACCAGTCGTTGAACCTGTAACTGAAGAAGTAATTGAAACAGTTGAGGTCACGGAAGAAGTATCAGAACAGTGGGCTGTTGAGCCAGTAACTGCACAAGTCTTTGAGAGTACACCGTCGTCTACGGGCTTCTTTAAGTTTAACTAGACTACATAAAAAATTTCAGCATCTAGTGCTTGCAGTAAAATTGCAGGTGCTAGGTGCTGAAGTATTTTCAGCGCGGTGTTTTGACTCGGAAGGACAACACCTATGGCAGTAAGTAAATTGCGTCAGTTATTGCTTCGTATCGTTGCAGTATTCGCCGCTTCAGGGTTATCCGTTATCGGTGCTGGTGCTATCGCTGGTGTTGAGTTGTGGAAAGCCGTAATGATTGCGGGTATCGGTGGGGTTGCCACGGTCGTAGAAGGCTTGTCAAGGGCTTTCTTGCAAGATGGCAAACTTGATACTGATGAGATTGACGAGGTCTTCGCTGTAATCGAGAAGAAGACTGCTCGCGGTGCTAAGAAGTAACTAATCGCAAACATAAGAAAGCCCCCTAGTTCTACGGCTAGGGGGTCTTTCTATGGGCTTAGAACGATACCCAACCGTTACGGTCTATGGTGAATACATAACCGTCCACCTCAACCGTTACGGTCTTTACATCTTTATCGTCGATAGTGCCTAGTGTTACTAAGCCTAAGTAACGAGCGGCTTCAAAGATTCTGCGTAGTTTCTCGGACATTACTACCCCTTACGGTTTGCGGTTGCCCCTTGCAACCTTGTAGTACTATCTAACCAGGTTTTTGTATGAATGTCAAGTCGAAACGATAACAATTAGATAACACGGATAGTTGAATTTTCAACTAAATTTTTCTAGCGGGGGAAAAACTGAAATTTTTTATTTTGTATTCCCGGAAATTCTGGACAAAATAAGAAAGCCCCACACCCTACGGTGTGAGGCTCTCTCTCTCTCTCTCTCTCGCGGTTAGGCGGAATACTCTGCCTTGATTGAGTCTAGCCAAGACTGTCCATTAGCCCAAAACTCTAGGCACTCTGGCTCTCCACAAGTAGGTGCTTCGAATGAGATTACGGTATTGCACTTGATGTTAGCGCATAGGATAGTGATTGCGGTAGCGGTTGAGTTCGACATTTTGTCCCCTTCGGTTTTGGTTGCTCTCTGCAACCTTGTAATACTAGTATCTCACACTATCTAGTGAATGTCAAGCCGACACGCCGAAAGACAGAAAGAAAGCCCCTAACCCTTTCGGGCTAGAGGCTCTCTCTAGGGGTCTTATCGGGACAGGTTATCTAGTAGTCCCTCAAGCACGATAGGTGCGTCAGGTGCGGTGAGTGAGTTCTCATTCCACCGCTTCGCTTGAGCGAGTGCGTCAATGTAATGCACACGACGAGCGACAGTTGCAAATTCGTAAGTTTCGGTATTGTAGATTACATACCAGTCGATAGCCTTGCCAAAGGCTTCAGGTGCGATAGCGTACTCGCCCTTATCGTTAGTTAGTAGTACGCGGTAGGTAGGTTGAGTGTTATTCACTTTATTCTCGCTTTCTGTGTTAGCCCCTTGCTAACCTCATACATAGATTATTGCACACTTTCTAGATTAGTGCAAGTTGAATTGGTAACAATTAGATAACGCCGATAGTTGAAATTTCAACTAAATTTTGTACGGGTAGAAATAAAAAATTTCAGTTTTTGGGTGCGCGGGTAGCGCGGTGGTTGCCTTGCTAACGCAAGCAAGCCCCTGCCTAGTGGCAAGGGCTTGCGGTGGTGCGTGTGGTGGTTAGTTGCGGTAATCCTTTATCGCCTTGCGTAGTTCCTCAAGGGCTTGCTGAAGGCTACCCTGCCCTAGTAGTTCCTCTGAGTAGTCTGTACCGTGGTCGTAGCCGTAGGCGTTTAGTTCTAGTGAGTAATAGGAACGCTTGCTCTTATGTGGTTGCTCAACCGTGAATGATAGTTCTAGGTTATGCGATAGCCACGCTGAAATTTCCGTGTGACTTTCATACTCTGCCACGATAATCTCACGGAATTCTGGCGTTGCCGTTACTGCGGTGAGTAGTGTCTGAATTTTCATTACTTGCCCCTTGTCCTCAAGCCCCTTGCTTGATACCTCAAGCATACTGCATACCTCTGACAATTTCAACTTGAATTGGTAACGGAATGGTAACAATAAATAACCCCCTATTGCTAGGGGGTTATTTGGTTGCGGTAGTTAGCCTATCGCTTGGTCTATCCTTTCGTAGTAGCAAGCGTTGCAGAGAAATTCAACGGGTGCATAACCGTAGTTATGAATTCTTTTTGTCGCTAGTGGGTAAGATTTTGTAATCTCACAAAAGTTTTCTTGATAGGTTTCGCAATCTTGGCAGGTAGTGCCTTGCGGTATTTCAATCTTAGCCATCTTTGCCTTTCGTGGTTGCCCCTTGCAACCTCATAGTGAGATAGTACCGTACTTTAGATACGGTTGCAACTTGAACAGATAACAGAATGGTAACAATAAAGTAGTTGAAATTTCAACTAAATTTTTTACGGTAAAAATAAAAAATTTCAGTTTTTGGTATTTTTATTTTTGCTCACGCGCTTGCGGATACACACACATTCACACACACACACACACACATTCACATTCACAAATAAGCAACACACACACACACGCACACGCACACGCACACGCACACGCACTTGCGGTAGGCGTTGCAAATAAGTAACCCCCCTGCCATACGGCTAGGGGGGTGACTTACTGCCTTGCGGTTATGAAAGCGGTGCGCTCAAGTGTGTCTTGTTGTCAGATAGCCACGCTAGGCTATCTCTGACCTCTGACCCACCAATGCGGAGTAGTGTCTGCGACAGTTGGCGAATGTCTGCGTTTATGTCCACTAGTGCGGTGCGGTCACTATCTGACTTAACATCTACCCACTCTGTCTGTACGGATAGCAACAGAATCTGTAATGCGGTTAGTGTTTCGCCAATGTGCTGAACGGTATCTTTGTACATAGTGTGTACCCCTTTGCGGTTATGCGGTTAGCCCCTTGCTAACTGCATAGAATCATTGTCCCTGATTACCTGACTAATGTCAAATTAGTGCCGTAACCCCTTGCGGTTATTGGGTTATGCGGTGCTTGCGGTATTGCCTAGCCATAGTCCTATGCGGTGACACACTCACACACACTCTCTCTCATACACACTCACTTGCTTGCTCACACACACGCTCACACACACACACACACACACACTTGCTCACATTCACACTCACACACACATACTTGCTTGCTCACTCACTCACACACACACTTGCTCACTCACACACACACTTGCTCACTCACTCACTCACTCACTCACTTGCTTGCTCATACACACACTCACACTTGCTCACATAGACACATAGGCACACACATTCACACACATTCACATTCATTCACATTCACACACACACATTCACACACACACACACACACACACACACACACATTCACATTCACAAATAAGCAACACACACACATTCACATTCATTCATTCACATTCATTCACATTCACACATAAGCAACACACACACATTCACATTCACATTCACATTCATTCATTCATTCATTCATTCACATTCATTCATTCATTCATTCACACATAAGCAACACACACACATTCACACATAAGCAACAAATACAAATAAGCAACAAATACAAATAAGCAACACACACTCACATTCATAATTTTGGAAACGATTACAAAAGACACCCAAAGTAGGGGTAGCCGACTCAGCGACCAAATCCAAAAAAAGTAACTGTTCATTCTTTTTACTAAATCGTTCAGAAATAGCCCGGCTCCGAAGGAGTAGACTTAAGGCATGTCTTCCAGCAAATATGAATACCTCTGGTACTGCGACTGGTGCGGAAAACGATTCGTCGTTCCTTCTCTTGCACGCTCCTGCGAAGATAAACACTTAAGAGAAAACACTGTACAATAGGAACATGCTTCCAGAAGATGAAGTCCGCTTCCTCAACTCCTGCGGACCCCTTATTCCAGACCGCCTCCACCAACTCCACACTGCGGGTTGGTCCCTCTCGACTCTCGGAGCGTCACTCACCCCACCTCGCCCCAAGTCCACCGTCTACAACTGGATTAAATCCGTTGAGACCTCCCACACCTTCCCAGAACCTATCCCCACGCCCCCGGTAAAATTCACAATTCGCCCCCTCTCCCCCAAAGTTCCGCCATCTCTGATTCCCGAACTTCAACGTCTTTCTATTCTTGCTCAAAGATGCCGTTCAAAGACTCCACCAGCCAGTCCCTACAAAAAGGCAAACGACAAACTCACCCAATTAGTCACAGACCTCTATCTCAAAGGCGTTCCTGTTGATACGATTGCTAAGGCAACTGGAGTATCTGCCAGAGCAATGTTCCGCCGAGTAGAAAGAGGCTTACGCAAATGAAGTACTGCCTTATTTGGAAGAATCCCTCGCTTCTAAACCATCCTCAAGCGCGACTTCTGCAGACAATCACCACCGATACCACCCCCGCCATCCCCCGCGCCTTCCCGATTGAGCAAATTCAAGCCCTACACAGCCCAGCCAGCCTACTTTTTGCTACAAACGAAGCAGAACTTACCGAAAAACTACCAATTTCCAGCCAAAATACCCCAATTATCATTACAACTAAACTAGCCACCGAAATCTTAGGATGGGAAAACTTCCAATGCGAGTCTTAGACACCTTTCCAGCGAACGTACACATCACTCCAAACGATACTTATCCCTCTTTAGACATCAATGCCATCTCTCACCACCATGCCACATCTATTAAAGGCTCACACTTTGCAGATATTGCTCGTGTGATTGCAACTGAGACAACTATTTTTATTGGAGTTGAATCTCCTACTGGTCCTGTGCTATTTTTCCGCGAAGATTACACGCAACGTACCGTTGACGAGCAAAAAATATCGCGTTTTATTACAGTTACGAACAAAATTATCGCAGTTAGAAAAGATAAATCTTGCGGCTGCGGTTCCCGACTGAAGAATTGGTCTCCAGTTGGCAATATGTTAGGAGCAAATTAGATTTACTATGACAATCCTTGATTTTATTATCTTTTCTTTAGCAACTTACCGTGCTACAAGGCTTATTACCCGCGATGAAATATTTCAAAGCCTAAGAAATCGCATCTGGAACCGCTTTCCACCAGAGACAACTAAGACTGGATACCTATTAACTTGCGAGTGGTGTTCTAGCGTGTGGCTCGGATTGGCTTTTGTAACTTGGTATACAATTAATGCAAGTTCGTTCCGCTTTTTTGCAGTAGCCCTCGCGCTTTCTGCAACGGCGGGGCTGTTGACCGCGTATGAGAACAGGGACTGACCCCTCATGCTCCGCAACCTAATGACAGGACACCAGTAAATGGGTATTTTTAGTCGTGATGACTCTTCTGCAGTCAATTCTGCACAGTCACTTCCATATATCGCGCATCGTCCTCTCACAGCAGCAGCCCAGCAAATTAAAGTTGGCGACAAAGGCGAATTTGAGCAGTTTAAAAATCGTCGCTCATCAAGTTCTTCCTCTTGGCAAGAAGAAGCATGGGAATACTACGACGCAATCGGCGAACTTAAGTACGCTTTCAATCTTGTTGCCTCTGTTGTTTCTCGAATCCGAATCTTTGCCGCTGTTGTAGAGAATCCTGCAGAGACTCCTGTAGCAACTCGCACTTCAACCATTATTGACGAGCGTCTCGCATCTGCTGCAGAGCGCGCTCTTAACCGTCTTGACTCCGCTTATGGTGGTCAGGCAGGACTTCTACGCGATGCTGCTCTTAACCTCTCTGTTGCTGGCGAATGCTATCTCGTACAGATGCCTTCACGCCCTGCTGTAGGCACACCTGAGTCATGGGATATTAAGTCGGTAGACGAAGTACTAGCCGACGCTAAGGGCGGCTACAACGTCATTGGTCGTCGCGAACAAGCATACGGAAACAACTCAGGGAACAAGTCAACTCAGCAACTTGGTGCTGGAGCGTTTGTTGGTCGTATCTGGCGTTCACATCCACGCTTCTCTGACGAAGCAGATTCATCATTACGCGGTCTTCTTGATATGTGCGCCGAACTTTTGCTTCTCAACCGTACGTTCCGTGCAACAGCACGCTCACGCCTTAACGCTGGTGCTCTTTACTTGCCAGACGGTCTATCCGTTGCCGCAAATCCTGCACCTGACTATCCATATGCAGACGATACAGACTTAGACCCTGACTACCTTATCGAAGAACAGCAAGATGACTTCGAAGAACAACTTATTGACGCGATGACGACCCCAATCAAGGACGAGGATTCCGCATCAGCAGTTGTTCCACTCATCATTCGTGGACCTGCAGAACTTGGCGACAAGATTAAGCAGTTCAAGTTTGAGCGTTCCTTCGACCCTGCCCTTGCTCAACGTGCTGACCGCGTACTGGAACGCATTCTGCAGGGCGTAGACGTGCCTAAGGACGTTGTAACTGGTCTTGCTAACGTCAAGTACTCAAACGCCCTGCAGATTGATGAAACGCTTTACAAGACGCATATCGAGCCTCTTATGCTTCTCATTGCAGACGCTCTTACCGTTGTCTACCTACGTCCTTACCTACTTGCAAACGGCTTCCCAGAGTCCGACGTAGAGCGCATTGTTGTTTGGTATGACCCATCAGGCATTTCAACTCGTAATGACCGCGCTGCTGATGCTGATGCAGGTTTTGACAAGATGGCAATCTCTCTATCTGCTTGGCGAC